GCACCCATTTCTGGATTGGCGACATCAATTCTAAACTTAGGACTTCTACTATCAATAGTCCTTGCTTCCCAGTTTTCGTTCGGTCTAGTTCCCATATTATGTTATGCAGTCGATGACTTGTATTAGTTTTTGTCCTGGTTTCGATTCTGGTATTCTTCCAATAACTGGTCTTAATATTGTACCAGTACCACCTAAGACACGTAATGTCGGCAAAGTATTTACCTGAATAATATTTATTGGTGTTACGGATATTATTCTTCCATCTTCGACAACAACATCAAATAATTGTTCATCCGTAGGATTATTTGGGGGAGGATCTATAGTAATTATAGGAGGATCGGTATGACCTCCACCAGGATCTTCTACTATAACTGTTGTTATACCAACAGGAGTTCCTGGAGGAAGTGGTCCAGTAAGGGGTTCTTTTGGATCATCTCCTGGATCTAAAGTTCCAACATCAGGAGCAGCAGGATAATTTTCTCCCTCAGATAATATCAGAATTTCTTTAATTTCTCCTTTTTCAAAATCCATGACTGCTTTTGCAACAGCACCATATCCCAATCCACAAGGATCACTGAAACTAATCAATGGTTCTTTATAAAAATATCCAGAACCAGGATCAGTTATCTCTACTCCAATAATACTTGCAGTCTTCGCAACATTTTCGATAGTATCTGAAAGACCTGATGTATTACTTACGATTCCACCAAGTATTGCCCTACCTGCACCACCAATTCCATCACCATCAAATATTTTGACCGTAGGACCACCACAAGCAGAAGGTGTCGCACAATCAGGTTTTGTAAATGCAGAATTTGTGCCTACACCAGCAAAATCACTTATATTAACACCTAATTCTGGTAAATTTACGCCCAATCCAGATAATGTAGATTGTAATCCTGGCAAATCATTAGCAAAATCATCTATATTTACTCCTAATGATGGAAGATCAATACCTAAACCAGATAGAGTAGAAGTTAATCCACCTATGTCAGGAAGAGATGGTAACTTAATTCCAGCAAGTCCTAATGCATTCTGAACATTTATTTGATCCATGACATTATCATAGGTCTTTTGCAAATCAAAACTTCCATCGGCACCATAACCCAATGTCCATTTTCTAACTCTACCTGTACATTTCCCTTTATTTTGATTACAATCAAAAAATCCTGCAGCAGATGCTATAGTATCGGCAGATTTGCCGAGTATTTCTCTAACATCAACATTAACAAATTCTAAAATTGGTTCAATACCTTTTAATACTCCAGACATTCCATCAACAATTTGATCCGTAACTTTATTCAATAAATCTCCGGCAAATTGTTCGGCAACACAAGTTCCAAAATTTACAATGTTTATCAATGCACCCTCAACCATTCCTTTAACTGTATCACCAAGACCATTAATAATTTTTCCTGGCAAACATTCAAGTTGTTTTTGAATTTCAAAAATAGGTCCAACCATTGATTTTACGGCATCAACAGCTTTTCCTATAGCAGGAAGTTTCCCTAAAGGTCCAAGAAATTGATTAAATACCGAATTAAAAAGACCATCTAAACCTTCTTGTAGTTTTGGTATTAATTCTCTATAAAGAGAATCCATCATTGATGATACTGGATTATTTGCTAATCTTTGTATTTTTTTAGTAACGGCATTTACATCACCAAGGAAATCTGATGCCTCACCGATAACTCCACCTAATGGATTTTTGGGAATACCTCCAAGAAAGTTTTCAAGAACATCAGTAACTTCATCCATAAAAGTGTCATCACATGCATTGGCAGGTGAAATTACTTGTCCATCTGCCTTTGATGCTGCTATTTCTATTTTCCCATCACTTTTATTAGAATTTATCTTTTTTGCTTGCGTATCACTAACACTTCTTGGAGATTTTTGACTTTCTCTATTTTGTTCGTTCGATTCATCAGGATCAAGTGTTTTATTAGGTTTAGGAATAGATGCAGTAGTTCCTTTAATACCACTTGTAGAAGTATATCCGGTAAAAGCTTTAAATGCCTCAGATGGATCGTCCTGTGGAACTTGACTAGTTCTACCAAATGCACCCATTATCATAGGAATTTGTGCATTATCCCCATCCATAAAGAAACCGACAACAACATCACCAGGACGATACTTTACACTCTGAGCAAGATTTGAAGCTCCTGTTCCTGATGTTGCCGGTAATAAACAACCTGCCCATGGCAGATCTTCATCCGGTAAGTCTGCTTTACTATAAGGATGATAACCTAAAATTCTAACTTTAAATCTATTTCCCCATCCACTACCTTTATTTTGACCACCTAAAGATTCTCCAGGAGGAATCTGTCCGACCCACCAACGAAATCCGTCTCTTCCTATAAAATTACTTTTTAATAGTGATTCTTCTATCATTTTCCAGTGTATAATCCGAACGTATCTCTAACTAAAAGCATAGATGTAAAAGATTGATCTGCTTCAAAATGATGGCACAATTCCTTTATCATATATAGACCACTTTGATCGGGGTCAAATTCTTCACCATCACCCCTAGAAATTTTAGGGAAAAGACATTTAATAGTATCACCAGCTCTCAAATTTGTATTACATGGAACAGTCATACTTACAGTCTGTGTGAATAAGACATTATATCTCATGATTGCTTGTGCCTGATATTTACTAGGATCGGCATTTTCATCAATAGATACATCTTTCTCCATTGTTCCACGATCAATAATTGAAGAAAGAATTCTAGTAGGCACTTGTCCTAGTGTTTTATCAGATGTTTCACTAAGAAGAGGTAAATCAATTTTATCGCCAAGATTTTTTATTTTTTTCTTATATCCATCTAATTGAAACAATCCTTTCTCAGGTGTTGTGAAATTAAATGTTAACGGATCAAAGAACATTCTTTGACTCGCATAAGTTCCAAGGCGCAGTTTTTCAATTAAATCTTGATTTTTATCAGTAGTGTAGGAAGTTATTTGGAAATCATTATTTCTAGTGTTTGACTCTATTTGTGCTTCATTTATTTCAGAATGAACATATTCTGCCTTAGGATCTTGAGCAATTAATTCATCTATTGATCTGAAATTAAATCCATCTTGTGTTTGATAAAAAACAAATCCTGCAGTGGCATCACCAGAACTTACAGGAACAGCCTTTGATGCCAACCAAATTAATACCGTAAATGGTTTTCTAAGATTTCCAATAAATCCATATTTATTTTGAGATTTTTCAATAGTTGTATCACTAAATTTATTTGTTTTTAATATGTCCTTCAATATTTTCTTTACGGAATCATTAATAGACAAACTTACAGGATATTTTTTTATCACCCTAGATGTTTCGTTTGTAATTGCCTCTCTAGAAACTAAATGTAATGTAAAACTCTCTCTTTGAGTATCTGAAATAACATCGGTAATACTAGAAACATATAAGTAATCGGATGGATCTAAAGAAAAATCTATACCATTTTTTGTTGATCCTTGATCTTTTATTTTTAATACAACTCTTTCACCACCACGCAAAGGTAAACCATGATAGATTGATTGCTTAGGTCCTTCAGGATTATCTTTTGGTGCCATACTATCCCCAGTATTAACCACTCTTATTTTTGCTGTAATAGTTGGGGAAAAAATATCTTCATAATAATCAACAGAAACTGTACCAAGTCTGAGGTCTGCATCTCTTTCTTTATCATTTGATTCGATTGTTAATATCTCGTAAAGAGATGGTCTTGCTGCTGACATTTAAGTATATACCAATTCTAAAAGTAATTGTTGCCTTAACATACTATTTAACGAAGGTCTAACAATTATTGGTTGTGACGAAGATTGTTGACCAGATGATCCACTTGGTTGCTGTGGTGTAGGTTGATCATCAACTACAATAATATCTTGTCCCTGCCTGTCCACATCTAATTGAGCAGTTTTTGGCATGGATTGTATACTCGATGATGAAGATGGGAAAGATAGACTACTAACAGTTGTTGTTGAAGAAGAATCATTAGACATCGGTGTTACATTTCCACTACCAGAACTAGAAGCTATAGAACTAGATTGAATTGTATTTCTATCACGATTCTTCATATACTTATCAAATTTATTTTGACGGTCGGCAAGACCATTTAGTCCACCATTAATATTTCTTGTCACCGTTCTAACATCACCAGCACGAGCAGCATTTCTATCTACTCTCTGTTGCCAATAAGCAATTGCAATATCTGCCGCAATATTTGGATCTTTTGCTAAATCTGGATTGTTTTCCAAATCTACACCAAGCCTATTTCCATAGTCCCTATAATTTGCACGCCCAGTCAGTTGAATATATCCCCTTCCTTTGTATCTTACGCCATCACCGGGTTGATTATTACCCAAATCAGATCTTCCTTCATATTTTTGCCCAGATGCTATTTCTTCATCATATAAAAAATTGCCACTTTCGTGTGCCATTTGTGCTAAGAACATTGCCCTTTCAGTAGGATCAACTATTCCAGCACGACTCATGGCAGCAAGTAAAGAAGATTCTCCATATTGACCTCCAGGAGTACTCTTTCCAGAACTAACTATTGGTGTTAATGGAGTGCTTGCAGAACTAGAACTTCCAGAACTAGAACTTCCAGAACTAGAACCTCCAGAGTTTGGTATTTTTAATTCAGGATACGGATTTTCTTTAGTTACATCTTCAGGTTTTTTATTTAAGATTTTTTTTGGATCCTCATTTTGCTTTCCTCGAAGCATATTAAATCCATCACCTATACTTTTAAGTACTCCACCAAAACTTTCTTTTATTTTTTCTAATGCGGATGTAATGCCACCCTCCTTATCAGAAAAATCCAGATTCATTACAGCATTAAAGGTGCCGACTATTAAATCCTTAACACCAGTGAAGAACCCAGTAATATTATTGAATAAATTTTTTATTAATTCAACAACTTCTTGTATTTTTTTTATTAGTCCTTGCGCCCATTCAATAATTTGAGGAAGTTTATTAGCAACCCATCCAATTAATATCGTAGTTAAAAATTGTATTAATGCCTGAAGAGGATTAGTTGCTTTTTTTACTATTCCACCAATACCGGGACCGGACTTAGATGTATTTTTTCTTTCTAATTCCTGTTCTTTTAATTTTCTCTTATTTTTCTCTTGTTCTTTCTTTTTACTTCTTTGCTTTCCTATAAAAACATCTCTCTTTATTTTTTTTCTTTTTAATACTGCCTTCTTAACTTGCTTATTGACATTTTTAGCACCGGACTTTATACCACTTTTTGTGGCAGAACCGGCAGCTTTAGCTACTCCTTGAGCACTTTTTCCTAAAAGTGCTCCAACTCTTAATGCTCCTTGTGCTACTGCTCCTAATGCCATCTTATCTTACCACATTATATTGTATTTGTGAATACATGGTATAGAAATTATTAGGATTAGAAGAAGAGATATTAGGTTTTTTTGATCCTCCACCAGAACCAGACGATGGTGGAGCTGATTGTTGTGCCTGAGTATTAGGTCTAAAAACTACGTTTGGTTGTGCCTTTGGCATTTGACCAGGAGTTCCAGTAGATTGTGCAGGCATACTTTGAATACTAGATGCCGATACAGAAGATTGAACATTTCCTGCTCCACCACCTGCAAATATAAAGTGACCTCCGTGAGATCCTGGATAATCATTAATTGACCATCCATATTTTTGACCGTTCTTTCTAATCCAGGCATTTGAAGTTCCATGAATATCAAGTGCAGTTCCATTCATGTGTCTTGAATTTGTTGCTCCACCAACTGCTTTATTTTTTGCAGGACTTCTCTGGGAACTAGCAACATCAGATCCTTTTACGGCACCATTAGAATCTTCAATCATCTTGGCGAATGCTTCGGCACCTGCTTTTGAAAGAATTACCGGTCTTCCTTGAGCATCAGTAACTCCTTCTACTGTATATCCACTTCCAGTTTCAGGATGATTTGCCTTTACAACTTTTGAACCACTTACTGTTGATGATTCTCCACTACCTTCAGATGTTTGTTTTCCTCCCCCACCTGGTGTTAATGATGTCTGAGGTTGAACACTAGCACCTCCACCACCAGAAAGTTTTGCCGCATATTTTGCTCTTACTTCTTTTTCTAACTTATCTTTTTTTGCATAATCTTCTTTTGTGAAGTATGTTGTTCCAGTGGTCATCGCGCTAGCTTTCCGCACACCAGATTTTTTAACAGTTGCTTTTTGTGTCTTAATTTCTGCTTCCATATCATCACGAAGTTTATTAATTTCTGCTCTTCTTTTTATGTATTTTTCTTGTGCTGCTAACTGTTCCTTTGTAGCACCTTTTTTTCCATTTTCTCCACTAGGAACATATGCAAATTTTAAGTTATTATCATCATTATTGATTAATTTTACACCAGCTGCCTCTAGTTCTGCTTTAGCTTTATCATGTTCTGCCGAAAATTCTCTACCACCAGTTCCACCACCCATTCCCAAAAAACCATGATCTCTAGTATTTTCAATTATTGCCTTTCCAGCTAAAACTAATCCGGCAATACCTGCCGCCACGGCAAGAGTTGCTAATCCTGCAGGAGACAGTAAAAATCCAACTATTGCTACTCCAAGTTTAGCAATTATTCCGGCAATAGGTAAAATAAGAGATGGTAAAAGTGCCAATCCACCACTTAATGCTAAAAATACTCCACCAACAACACCAAGTGCAGCAAGAACATTATTCTTAATTTTATCTAACTCTTCACTATCACCAGACAAGAATGCCGACATGGCTTTGATACCTTTGTCTGATAACCATCCAACAAAAAGGATTTTAAAGAAATCCATAATCCTTGATAGGATTCCTTTTGCCTGATTTCCAATTGATTTAATTGGGGAGAGAAGAGTATTACGCATTCTCTCGGTAACAGATTCTAATCCAGATTCTTTTTTAGCCGCAGAATCTTTTTCTTTTAATCTAGCATCTTCTCGTCCGGCTGCTAATAAATTCTGCTGTTCTTTCTTTGCATCATTAACTAAAAATTCTGATAACCTTTTTATAGTTTCTTGAATAGAAACTATAGATTTTTCTAAGGCAGTAACCCTCTGAGGCAAATTTGATTGTTTATCTGAAGAACCATCTGAATCCGATGTTTTAACAATGGCACCAGGTTTACTTATAGGAACAATGGCACCAGGTTTACTAAAAACTTTTTCTGCACTTACAGTTCTTTTTTTAAATAGTGCTTTTCTTTGAGCGGAACTTAAGTATTCTCCTGTGGCAGGATTAACACCAGATTGAGAAACATCACCAAGAGTTCTGCCTTTATTTACAGAAACTCTTCTTCTACCTAATTGTGGTGCTTTAAATGTTTGACTTTTAAATGCCATTCTGTTGTTGATGTTTCAGATTTTCTTCTTCAATATACTGTTGGAGAAGTGTAACGTATACATCTTTCTCCCAAGGTATCATATTTTCTAATTCTGTTAATGAATATTTATGGTGTTGAATCAAAGAAAAATTTATTTGATAGTATGACGCAAGATCAGTATGCGCCATACTTACGCGAAAAAAGATGATAATCCTTCCAGAACAATTTCATTTTCAACTTTTGTATTTGGATTAGTGACTTTAATTACATGAGATAATTTGGGCATTGTCTCAAAAAATTTTTCAATCTCTTTAAATTGTTTTGAACTAAGTTGTTCTATAAATTCTGTAAGTTCTTTTTTACTACAATCAGAAGTACTCCATGACTCTTCTTCACTGTAAACTTGTTCAATACAAGATGCAATTAAATCAAATGATTCCGTTACACCAATAGTTCCCTCCTCATAATTAAAATTTGTTTTAATAAATTCGGAAAGAGATGGGTATCTCATTCTCATTGTTAAAGTATCATCTAATTTAATATCTCTACTGTGAGTAGGATCTTTTTGAATTTTAATTTCGTCAAGAGGAATAGTCACCGGAACCTGTGTTTTTTCATCATCAGGACATGTAATTAAAACATCGACATATTCTCCGACAGATTTACCTCTAATATTCAAAAACAAATATTCAATATCAAAAGTTGATAACTGTTCTACTTTCACTCCACGAGATGAAATACAATTTGCAATAACAGTTTTGATTGCGGTTGTAATTTGTTTTTGATCTTCGGATTCCATTGCAATAATGAGAACCTTCTCTTCTTTAACCAGAAAAGGTCTATATCTTATCTTTTTTCCAGTTGACGGTAATTCCAACTCATACGTCGGTGTCGCAATCTTTGGTAAAGGCATAACAACCCAAATAGTTCAGTTATGGGTATTTATTAGAACTCTAGAGCTCCCTCAAGACCAGATCTATCACCTCTTCGTGCTGCTTCTTGTTGTGCTTGCAGTTCTCTTTCTTCAGCAGCAAACCGTTCAAAGTCAGCACGATCTTCATTTGCTCTTGCAGATTCTTGTACTGCTAATTGACTTTGATTTGCACTACCAGAATTATTTTCATCAGTATTTGTTTGCTTACTCTTACTTGTTTCCTTTCCGGCAATATATCTTTCATAATTAAAAGTCACACTTGCCCTTAAAACATCAGAACTACCATATTGAACAGATGTAGATGAAAAATTTATGGGAAATGCTCCATAAAATGTATACTCAAGTTCTTTTCCTTGACTTGGTTCAAATTTTACAATTTTAATTTTATCACATTTATATCCACTCTCAGATTCTCTAGGATATTTCATTCTATAAAAATATCCGGCATCAGATTTTCTCACATTTCCTTTTTCTGATCCATTAGTAATATAGTCCATCCAATATTCAAAAAATTTAATTATTTTATAATCACGATCAACATAGAACTCTAAACTCATTTCAGTAAAAATTCTGGAATGAACCATTTTTTCCTGAACACCCATATAGTTACCGGCAATACTTGCAGTGGCAAGAGAGCTGCCAGGAATAGAAGCACTACTACAACGAAGACCAGATTCCTCGATAATAAATCTATTATCTACTTCTTTAGTTCCTAAAAAACTTGTTAGTTCGTTGCTCAATCCACCAAAAAATACTTGATAATGAGATGTCTGAGCAACATGTGCAATTGTTGAAACATAATCAGTTATTCTCTTTCTTGATATCGTCATCTAAATAAATTATGCCGACTTAGATTATTAAGTATTTAGATGTCATATAAAGGAAAATATAAACCTTCTTATCCTCAGAAATACAAAGGTGACCCAACGAACGTAATTTATCGTTCTTTATGGGAAAGAAAGTTTATGGTTTATTGTGATAAGAATGAAAATATCCTAGAATGGAGTAGTGAAGAAATTGCTCTCCCATATAAGTCACCCCTTGATAATAGAATACATCGTTACTTCCCAGACTTTTATATAAAGGTTAAAGAAGGAAACAGAATACAAAAATATTTGGTCGAGATTAAACCTAAAAGACAAGTTTCAGAACCAAAAGTTCCGAAACGAAAAACTAAAGGTTATATCTATGAAGTGAAAGAATATGTAAA